TGGGTCTACCGGAAGTTTGTGTCGCATCGGGTGGAAGGTTATGAGGCGATTCATGCGAAGCCTTTCGAGAACCGGTTCCTGCTGGAACAGGTGCCGGATTTCTACGAACGGCTGCGCGGCAGTTACGACGAAAATTTTTACCGCCAGGAGGTGTTGGGCGACTACCTGAACGTCCGGGGCGGACTGGTGTATCACGCGTTCGCTCGCGAGAGGAACGTGAGACGGATGAAGGTCGATCCCGCCCGGCCGCTGGTCTGGGCGCTGGATTTCAACGTAGATCCGATGTGTTCGGTGGTAGCGCAAGTACAACGCAACGGCGAGGTCCAGGTACTGGATGAGATCGCGCTGCGGCGGGCGACAACGGAGCAGGCATGCGAAGAATTCGAGAAGCGGTTCGGACGGCCGGTGGCTGGCGTGGTGGTGTATGGGGACGCGTCCGGCGCGTCGATGAACACGACGGGGTATTCGGATTACCAGGTGATACGGAACTATTTCCGTTCGCGGATGGCCAAGGTTGCATACCACGTCCCGAAGGCGAATCCGGCGGTGCGGGATCGCGTATCGCTGGTGAACTCCCGGCTGCGTAACGCGCGGGATGAAGTGCAGTTGTTCGTGGATCCGAAATGCAAAGAACTGATCGACGACTTCGAGCAGGTGTCGTATCGGGAAGAATCCACGCAGATCGATAAGGACAAGGACCGGAAGAGGACTCACATGTCGGATGCGCTGGGGTATCTGGTCTGGCAGGAAGACCGGAACGGAACGGTAGGGGAACGCGGGGAGAGGCTATTTTGACGACTAATTCACATATCGAACAGGAACACCCGGACTATACGGCGAAGTCACGGATGTGGCGCCGTTACCGTGACCTTTACGCGGGTGGAGAACAATTCCGCGGAAACGCGTCGGAGTACCTTGTGCGACGTCAAAAAGAGCTGATCGAGGTCTATCAGGAAAGGCTGGCGCGCGTTTTCTATGAGAACTACCTGGGGTCGATCGTGGATTGGTACACGGCGACGCTGGTCCGGCGGGAACCGATTTTGGAGTTCGAGGGCACGAATGAACAGGCGAAGGATTTCTTTGCCGGATTCGTACAGAATTGCGATCTGCGCGGAACGACGCTGACGCAATTTTTCAAACAGCAGATTACCGAAGCGCTGGTTTGCGGGAAGTCGTACGTGGTGGTCGATTTCCCGCGCGCCGATAGCCCGGCTTTGACGCGGGCCGACGAAGATGCGTCGGGGCGTAGCCGGGCCTATCTGGTGGCCTATAACGCCGATGAGCTGATCAATTGGAGTCACGATCAGGGAGGCGAACTGGAATGGGTTGTGATCCGCACGTCGCTCCTCAAACAAGACAACGTCAAGACTCTCGGCTGGAAGCGAGAAACCCGATGGATCTATTACGACCGGGAAAAGTTTGAGATCTACGAGCGCACCGGTTCGGATCAGAACAGGACCGACCAGAAGACGATTGAACTGGTGGACCAGGGCAGTCACGGATTCGCCGGAATCAGGCGCGTCCCGGTCTTCGAGGTGCGGGTCAGCGAGGGGCTCTGGCTGACCAACAAGATCGCACTGCTGCAGCTGGAGCATTTCAACAAGTCGAACGCCCTGGGATGGGCTTTGACGATGGGGCTGTTCGCGATGCCCGTAATTTATTCGGAACGCGAGTTCAGCCAGATCACCGGAGAGAGCTATTACATCCAATTAGGTCCCGACGACAGATTCGGTTGGACGGAACCGACGGGGAACGTCTTTCAAATCGCGGCAGACAACCTGGGGCGGCTCAAAGACGAGATCTACCGCGTCTCGTATCTGATGCAACAGGCGGGCGACGGAGCAGGATCGAACCAGTCGGGGCTCAGCCGGCAGTGGGACTTCAGCGTCACGCAGGAAATTCTGCGGAGCTACGGGGCCGTCGTCAAAGACTCGATTCGGAACGTGCTGAGCGCCATCGTGGCGGCTCGGCAGGACGACCTTGTCATCGACGCCGTGGGGTTGGACGAATTTGACATTACGGATTTCAGCACCGAAGCGGCTGACGCGAAAAGCCTGCTGGCGCTGGGGATTCAGTCGCCGACACTGACGAAACAGATTCAAAAGCGCGTGGCGATGAAGTATCTCTGCGATTCGCGGCAGGAGATCAAAAACCGCATCGCTGAAGAGATCGACGCGGCGGCGTAGGGCGGCCCCACGGTCCGCAGACAAGAGATCCGCCCCGGACAGAAAAAAAGGAGACCTTATGAGCGAGCCAATAGACGTACAGACGATCGTGCAGCAGGCAGTGGATGAATACATGCGGCAGGACACCGCACGGCGGGAGCCGGCATACAAGACCGAGCTACATGAGGAACGGCGCCGGCGCGAACAGCTCGAGAAACGGGTGAATGAACTCGTCGAAGAGAACAAGCGCAGCCGCGCGGCGGCGGACGAAGCCCAGCGGAGCACAAATATCCGTACTGAGCTGCAGAAGCTGGGAGTCAAGAAAGTGGATCTGGCCTATAAGGCCGTGCAGGACGGAATCGTACGCACGGAGGACGGTCGGCTGGTAGCGCGCGGCGACGAAGGCGACCAACCGATAGGAGAATTTCTGGCGGGTTTTGTTCACGATAATCCGGAGTTTCTGCCGGCCCGGATTGCCGGGGGTACAGGAATGACGGGAACGCAGAAAGCCGCGCCCCAGGCGGCCGCGGGATTCGATCTGGACAAGATCGGCCCGTCGATGAGCAAAGAGGAACTGGAGCGGGTGCGCCAGGAGATTTTGCGTGTGGTAGCGACGCAGACATAGCGGGGAGTGTTAGTCCCCGTTTTTGCAGGTAAGTGAAGAGAGAAAGCCCGGCGGCGAGGATCGCCGGTGACGGAGAAGCGACTTAAGGAGAACGATGCCATCAATTACGTCAGCAAATGTAGCGACAGCGATAGTCAAACTAGTGGCGGCCGATGCCTTGCCCGCGCTGGTGGGGAACCTCGTGATGGGGAACCTCGTGAATCGCGATTATGAACCGACCCTGGCACAGGCGGGCGATACGGTCAATGTGCCGATTGCGCCGCAGCTTACAGCCAACAATCTCGCCGATGTTAACGGTACCGGGAACGCGGCGGTGGTGCCGCAGAATCCCAGCCTCGGGAACGCGCAGATCGTGCTCAATACGCACGCCGAAGCGACTTTCCAGATTCCGGACGTGTTGAAGGTTCTCGCCGTTCCGGATCTGCTGCGGGTTTATATGCAGCCCGCCGTGGTTGCGATTGCGGAAAAGATCGAGAGCGATCTTATGAACCTGTACGCGGGCTTTTCGGCGAACGCGCCGCTCGGTATCGCGGGAACGGCGATAACGGAAGCGGTTCTCGACCAGGCGGAAACTTCGTTGTTTCAGTCCAAGGTCCCATCCAGCGCGCCGAAGTTCCTGATTGTCGACAGCAACACCTATTCGGCGATGCGCCAGATTCCGCGTTTCAGCGAGTTTCAGAATACCGGTGAGGCGGGGTTACGGGCACTTGTGGACGGCACTATCGGGAAGATCAAAGACTTCTTCGTATTCCGTTCGCAGTATGTTCAGAAGACCGGCATTGCGCCGGTCAATACCCACAACCTGGCGTTCTGCAAGGATGCGATCGGGCTTGTGGTTCGCCGCTTGCCTCAACCCCTGCCGGGTACCGGCGCTATCGCCGAGTACGCCGAGTTGGGCAACTTCGGAATGCGCGTCACGATGAGCTATCAGCCGAACACTCTTTCACAGCAGTTCACGGTTGACGTGCTCTACGGCTGCGCCATTCTGCGGAATGGGTTCGCGGTTCAGATCAACAGCTAGCGCAGGAACCAGCGTGGGGCGGGCCATGCTTTTGCTGGCCTGCCTCGCCTGATTTCAGGGCAAACGCAGACGACGGAAAACGATCGTCTGCGCCACGAGTTCTATTGAAGCAGAGGAGGAATCGATGGATGTGCGGTCGTACTACAAAAAGGTTCGAGAAGCGGATGCCGCGCTCACCGGGGAACACTTTGTCATGGTGAGCCTGGAGACGTCCGAAGGCGGCAAAGCCGGCGTGCGGACGGAAGTGCCTCGCGAGATCGCGGCGAAACTGATCGCAGAGGTGCGGGCGCGACTCGCCACAGAGGATGAAACGCGTGAGTTCCATGAGGCGAACAGCGAGGCCAGAACGGCGCACGAGGAAAATGAAGCGGCGAAACGAGTGCAGGTCATGGTGATTCCCGCGCACCAGCTCAAGAAGCAGAAAGAGCGGAGCTGACCATGGCACTGTTCGTGGATGGGCCCGCATCGACAATCGGCGATCTGACCGATCAGGATGCCGGCCTGCTGGATGTCGCGCTTACTAACGGCATCAACGTTTCGACCAAGCTGCGCCTGGCGGTTGAGGAGATCCGGACGGACCTCCATCTGTGGCTGCTCAGGCCGAGGCCCACACTCGAGCTGATCTGGGGGCCGACTCTCCACATCGGGCAGATAGTGGTCACACCGTCTTTGAACCGCTGGGAGACCATGCATGCGCTGGCGCTTGTTTACCGCGATGCCTACTTCAGCCAACTCGTCGACCGGTATCAGGCGAAGTGGCAGGAATACGCGAAGCTGGCGCGCGACGCCAGTGAAAGCTTCATTGCCGGCGGGCTTGGGCTGGTAAGCGATCCGGTGGTGCAGGCCGCGCCGCCCATACTTTCCGCCACCCCCGGGCCGCAGCAAGGCGGAACATTTTACGCGAGCGTCAACTGGGTGAACGCGACGGATCAGGAGGGGACGCCCTCGTTCGCGTCGTCGATGACGGTTTCAGACGGCAATCTGATGACGGTCGCGGTGTCCGGCGCGCCCAAAAACGCCGTTGGGTTCAACGTATATGCCGGTACGGCGCTCACCGCGCTGGTACGGCAGAATGACGTGCCGCTCGCCGTCGCTGCGACGTATCTGTATATCCCGGGGGAGACCACCCAGGGTCCATTGCCCGGCACGGGTCAGACGCCGGATTTCATCCGTCCGCTGGCGCGGACGATGTTGAGGGGTTAGCGAAATGGCTGAGAGGTTGACATGGCGGGACTAAGCGGGGCGTTAACGTCGATCGTCGTATCGATGTTGACATCGGCAACCGGCGGCGTGAATGTGCGGATCGGAGCGATGGTAGAGGCCGACTCCAGCCTGCAGGCCGTCGGGATACGAAACATTCTGGCGCTGAACGCAACCGTCGAGGTCAGCGAAAAGACAGGGTATGTGCAATATCCCGCACTGCTTGTCTATTGCGACAAAGTGTCGAACACGCTAAAGGAGAAGTTCCGTCAGTTCTCGGGAAAGGCGCACGTCGTCGTGGAAGTTCGCAGCTCTGAGGACGTGCTGACGGGAATCGAGTCGAACGCGGAAGTTTACGTGGATGCCGTCTGCGGCATGCTCGACGATTCGCGGGGCGACTGGGGCGCGGGGCTCTTTTACACGGGCGGGTATGACGTGACTTATGAGACGGTCGGGCGGGGCGGCAGAAATTTTCTGCAACGGGCAAAGGTCGGATTCGACGTGGAGGTCAGTAAGTAAGCGATGGCATACATCTCATCAAACGCAAACCGCTGGTACGTAGCCAGTGAGAGCGCCTACGGACAGATACCGGCGATCGCGCCGGGCAGCAGGATTCCCGCTGTCAAGCTCACGGCGCAGCAGCAACGCGCGCAATGTCAGCGCATGGACAAAACCGGGAGCCGAACGTGGCAGGGGGTGCCGCCGGGGCTGCGTCTGCAGACCTCATACACCATGACCTCTTACATGAGAGATTGGCCCGATCCGACGACGTTGCCGTCACACGGACCGTTGTTTGAGGCAACAATGGGCGCTCCCGGCGTTCTGTGGGCAGGCAACTCAGCCGGTACAGGCAGCACGGTGTCGACGGTCGTATTCGCGACACCCCATGGGTTGACGCCAGGACAGGCGATCACATCAGCCGGCGAGATCCGTTTTGTGGCTTCGGTTACGGACCCGTTAACGGTCGTTTTGAATGCGCCGTTTTCATTCGCGCCCGTCTCGGCCGCACCGATCGGGCAGACGGCAACTTACAATCTCGCCGAACAACTGCCGAGCGTAAGCGTGTTCGATTACTGGGACCCGGTGACGGCCGTGCAGAGAGTCCTGAGCGGCGCCGCGGTGGATGGAATGACGGTGAAGTTGAACGGCTGTTTCCATCAGTTTGAATTCAAGGGAACGGCGCAGGACCTGATCGACACTTCGTCGTTCGTGGCCGGGCAAGGGGGACAAACAGCCTTTCCCGCGGAGCCGGCTCTCGATGGATTCAGTTACTCTCCGGTGCCGGGCAATCTGGGCCAGGTCTGGCTGGGGGTTGCCCCGAATCAATTCTTTTCGGTATCCGACGCGTCGATTCAGATTCAAAACAATCTGGACACGCGGTCGAAGGAATTCGGAACGAGCTTGCCGCTGGCGATTGTGCCGGGTATCCGATCGGTCGGTGTAACGCTGCAATTGTTCGGGCAGGACGACGCTGCGACAACCGCGCTGTATCAGGCGGCGAGGCAACAGTCGCCCGTCGGCATGATGTTCCAGTTGGGCCAGATACCGGGTCAACTCATGGGCATCTGGCTTAAGAGTCTTGTGCCGGGAGTTCCGCAGTTCGACGACTCCGATACACGGGTGCAGTGGAAGTTCACAGACATCCGGGCGCAAGGGACGGCGGACGACGAAATCGTGGTGGCGTTCGGATGACCAATGCGGCTTCTGTGAACAGCACGAATTGGAACAGCCGGAAAGTGGTCGCATCCGAGGAGCGCCCGGGCGTTGAATTCGTGATCGCGCGAATGACGTTCGGACGCCGGATCGAATTGATGCGGGAGGTGCGCGACCTCGCGGCGCGCCTTGAGTATTTCGAGGCCGGGCGGGACGCAAAAAACGGCATGGAGGCCAGCCTTCTGGGGGCCGAGATCGACCGGCTTTACATTCGTTGGGGGCTGCAGGAGATTCACGGACTGGAGATCGACGGCGCTCCCGCTACCGCCGAGTTGTTGATCGAACGCGGCCCGGAGGAGTTATTTCTGGAGGCGTTGACGGCCGTCAAGGTCGAGTGCGGGTTGCTGGAGAACGAAAGAAAAAACTGATTGTCGCGTTCCACTTTGTGACTGCAAATCAGCAGTCCGCCGGTATCTCAGCCGGCCAGGCCGGGTGGAATTGCGGAAACTGCAGAGAGAACGGCCTGGAGACAAAACGGCGATGCGGTTTCCTGCCGGAAGAGAAACGCGGCGAACCGCGTATTGTCTGGGGACGCAAGCAGACACAGGCCGAGGAGTGCCCGAAATCGCTGATTACGGGCGCGAGCCTGGCCCTGCTCGAGGAGTTCTTTGTGCGGCGGCGGCTCGGGATTCCCGATTCGCTCGAGATGGAAGCGCGCAAGGTGGATGCATTTCTGATTCTGCGGGACGAAATGGAGCGGGAGGAACGAGATGGCGCATCACAGTATTGAAGAAACCTTTAAGGCGGTCAAGCCGAAAGGGCGAAAAGGCATTCCGAACCCGCCGACGATCGGCGTGGGCGTGACGAGCAATAACAGCGATCTCGCGACGTCGCTGTCTCAGGCAGGACAGCAAATCGCTCAACTTCAATCGGCTTATCAGCAGCAGGCCGCGCTGATCACGGCCAATACACAGGCGCTCCAGGGCAATACGTCGGCACAGGCCGCTCACTCGGCACTGAGCACCGCTGGCGGTCTGGCGTCGAGCCTTCTGGGAGGCGGAGGTCTGGGTCTGCTTTCGCCGCTGATTTCGGGTATCGCGAGTCTGTTCGGCGGCGGTTCAGCACCCAAGCCCCTTCCGTTCTATGTACCGCCTCCGCCCATCGCCATCAATGGCGTGCTGAACTCGGCAACCCCGAATGCGGCTCCGGCCGGCGGGGGTCAGGCGGCCGCCGCGCCGCAGGTCACGGTGAATGTGAATGCCATGGACAGCCAGTCGTTCATGGACCACAGCACCGATATCGCGAATGCAGTGCGCGAGGCGATGTTGAATATGCACCCGATCAACGGCGTGGTGGCGAGCCTGTAATCAGATGGCCACCTTCCCGCTATTGAAAACCGGAGCGGTCGCACAGTATCCACTCGGTCGAGGCGTGCGCTTCTCCACGCAGGCTGTGCGATTCATGGACGGAAGTCAACAAAGATTCCGGTTGTACGGCGTCAGCCTGCGGCGTTGGACTCTGAAGCTCGATCAGCTGGACGAGCAGGAACTCGGCGCGGTGATCGCGTTCGTCGAGCAGCAGGGCAGCGCTGTCTTTGCATTTACCGATCCGGTAACGGGAGAAAACGCTGCAACCTGCATGATCTCCGGCCAACAATTCGACGCCACGATGAACCGTGAAATGAATGGGCAGACAACGGTAGTGATCGAGGAGATCGCATGAGTTGGTTTCCACAGGTCGGGTCGGGGTCGGTCGCGCAGTTTCCCGTGAGCCGTTCGCGAAAGTGGCGGGCGATCGTCAATCAGATGGAAAGCAGTGAACTGATCGCGTTGCCGGACGCAGCGGCTGGTCAGATCGAATGGAAACTGTCGTATCAGGATCTGGTGGA